AGAAAATATGAATCAAAAATTGATGTAAAAGTTCTCGGATATATTAATGGCGAGGACAAGAACGCAGAACAACCAAAAATTGTTATAAGAGAAAACGCTGTAGAAGTGAAATTTCCCCGTGAAAGAGTTGTATTTGGAGATATCCCAGAACATATCGATAAACGAGGTTTTTATAAAGAATGATTTTTTCCCTTTGGGTGTTTAATACACTATTTATAAGAGAAAATAGTTCTTTGTTACAAGGAGAAATAACTAATGTCAGAAAGAAAGTTTAAATTTGTCTCACCTGGAGTTTTTATTGATGAGATAGACAATTCACAATTACCAAAAGTTCCTGGAGATATTGGGCCGGTTATTATAGGTAGAACACAACGCGGCCCAGCGATGCAAGCCGTGAAGGTTAATTCGTTTTCAGAATTTGTTGAAGTTTTTGGGAATCCCGTTCCTGGTGGAGATTCTACTGATGTTTGGAGAAATGGTAACTATCTTGCACCAACATATGCTGCATATGCAGCACAAGCGTGGTTGAAAAACAATAATGCCGCAACAATTGTTCGTCTTATGGGATACGAACATACAAATAAGACTACATCTACAACCCTTTATGGACAAGCCGGCTGGAACACCGGTGTAGCTACTGCTGCAGCCGCGACTGTTGCTGCAAACGGTGGCGCTTACGGCCTGTTTATGGCCAACAGCGGCACGTCCGCTCAAACTGGTACTCTAGCGGCTATTCTTTATGCTGTACAGGGCACCGCTTTTGCTCTTTCTGGTACGAGAGCAAGTGGTTCTGCCACTACTCCCGCAGCTGGAACATATGTTAAAAATGTTGCAGATAAAGAGTTTATCCTGGTTGTTTCAGATTCTTCTGGTGCAAAAAATCATCGTATTAACTTTACTGATACTTCTCCTTTCTATATCAGAAAAGTCTTGAATACAAATCCGACTAAGACTAATAGCAATATTACTGCGGGAACAGCAGAAACATATTGGCTTGGCGAAAGTTATGAGGGCGCCGTAAAAAGGTATGTCACTAGTACAGCCGCCTCTTCGCAGCACGCTTGGATAGCAGCGTTGCAATTATCAACGGTCAATGCTGCGAACAAAAGATTCAGCGCGAATCCCTCTCGAACTGGATGGGTAATTCATCAACACTTAACTACAGAGGATACTTCCAGCTATAATCCCGAGGCGATGTCTAAACTTTTTAGATTCATTGCTCTTGAGAATGGCGAATGGGAACAGCAAAATCTTAAGATTTCAATTATGGATATCAAGAAATCAACTTCTGTAGACAATCCCTATGGCACGTTTACAGTTGTTATTCGTATGGCTAATGATAGTGACAATGCTCCAGCAATAGTTGAGAGATATTCAAACGTTAATTTGAATCCAAATTCTACAGATTATATTTCGAAAAGAATTGGTGATACATATTCTGTTTGGAGTGATACCGATCGTCGACACCGATGGTATGGTAAATTTCCTAGTGTTTCAAAATACATTCGCATGGATATGAATGTTGATCTAGATAATGGCGCAGGAAATTCATCCTGGGTACCGTTTGGATTCTTTGGCGCGCCAAGATTTAAGAGATTTGCAGTTGTATCTACCGGTTCAGCTGCGGGTACATTTGGTCAAGCGCAAGTTAGTGTTTATAGTACGCAAACAAACGTGTCTCCAACGAGCGATGCAACCTTCGTTCTTTCGGCCTCGTCGGCTCCCTTATCGGCTTCAATCTTACACGCGAATTATGAAGTTTGTGCCGGATCTGGAACTATTGATAAATATGTGTTTCCCGCTCCGCAGTTAAGAGTTGATTCTTCAGAGGGCACCCCGCCAAGTTTGAAGAATTGTTATTGGGGTATTGCAACTTTCAGATCGGGCTCTTCGGCCTTTGATCCAAGTTACTACGACATGACTCGCATTTTAGGCGGTGCCGCCCCTAGTAGTGGCGATAGAAGCGGAACTGGAATTGAAGATTCTTATGTGTTTACATTGGATAATGTTAGTGCTAGTTTACCTACAAGCGCCGGCGGTGGAGTTTTGCACTACATTTCTGGTTCTCGCGCCCTAGGAACCTCTTTTAGAGGCACTGCGACAGGAGATGGTATTCCCACTGGTGCAACATCTGCTTCACTCGACGTATTGTTAAAAACCGGCGTCGATAGATTTACGATGAGTTTACACGGTGGATTTGATGGGTTGGACATTAGAGAGAAAGAGCCATTTAGTAATAGGTTTTTGGATTTATCGAGTGGTTTGACACCGGTTGAACACAATAACTATGCATACAACTCTATTAAAAGAGCTATCGATACAGTGTCCGATCCGGAAGTGGCAGAATACAATTTAATGCTAGCACCTGGTATTACCCACGAAGGTCTTACATCACACATGATAAACGTTTGTGAAGATCGCGGCGATGCCATGGCTATTATTGATTTAAAAGGTGATTACAAACCATTTACAGAGAATAGTAATACTGCAGAAAACAGAAAAGGAACCGTACTCGATGTAGTTACTAATCTCGAAAATAGAGCGCTCAACACAAGTTATGGTTGTTGCTATTATCCTTGGGTTCAGGTACGTGATCCACAGGCCGGCAACTATGTTTGGGTGCCGCCCTCGGTTGTTGCCTTGGGAACCATGGCGAGTTCTGAGAAGAAAGCGGAATTGTGGTTTGCTCCGGCTGGTTTTAATCGGGGTGGCTTAACTGAAGGTTCTGCGGGACTTCCGGTTGTTAATGTGGCTGACAGATTGACTGCAGATAATAGAGATACGCTATATGCAGTCAATATTAATCCTATTGCTACATTTCCGGCAGAAGGTATTGTAATCTTTGGACAGAAGACACTGCAGGTAACGCCGTCTGCTCTTGACAGAATCAACGTTCGTCGATTGATGATTCATGTTAAGAAGGAAATTTCCAGAATGGCTACCCGGGTCCTTTTTGACCAAAACGTTCAGGCTACCTGGAATCGTTTCTTGGGTATGGTTAAACCATTTTTGAGAGATATCAAAATTAGGTTTGGTTTAACTGCCTTCAAGGTTGTGTTGGATGAAACAACGACAACTCCAGACCTGATTGATCGGAATATCTTGTATGCTAAAATTTTCTTGAAACCAGCTAGAGCAATTGAGTTTATCGCATTGGATTTCACGATTACAAATTCCGGTGCATCGTTTGAAGATTGATAAGTTTAATAGTTTTTTTTAAAGTAATAACTAATTAGAATACGGAGGAAAAGAAAACATGGCATTTTGGTCGTCACCAGGAGTATCTCCTAAGAGACAATATCGATGGGTTATGAACATGGGTGGTGTTCCGCAATGGCTCATCAAAAAAGTGAAGAAACCCGGATATAATATTACGGAAGCAACTCATAAATATTTAAATCACACTTTCTATTATCCAGGTAGGGTAGAATATGAGAAGAGTTCTATTACTCTTGTTGATCCTATTGATCCGGATGCTACTGCTATCATGATGGGGATTTTACAGGGTGCAGGATATATGATTCCTACCGATGCTAATTCAAGGCAAACTATTTCTAAGAAGAATGCCACTGCAGCCTTGGGAAATGTTTTAATTTCGCAAATTGGTGCTGAAGGAGATATAGTAGATCAGTTTACATTTGTGAACGCTTGGCTCTCTAAAGCAGATTTTGGTGAGCTTGATTATGAAAGCGATAATCTATTAGATATATCTATAGAAATCAGATATGATTTCGTTACCATGCCAATTAAGGGTGGTCGCGGCGGTTTCGATCCTACGCCTTATGTTGGCGAAACCACTACGGGCCCAGGCCGCATTACAGATGGACGTTCGGTATTCTCAACCGAAGGGTAAACCACAACACGACACGGAGGAATAATGTCGATTCGAAATAACGAAGAACGTTTGGGGGCAACAAACCCAGATGTTTCTTCGCCTATCCCGCAAGTCCAACAGGACACTTCAACTTCCATTTTTTCATATGTAGTACCAACAGAGTTTGTTGAGCTTCCCTCCAAAGGGAAATATTACGACAAGGGCCACCCTTTGTGTGGCCAAGAAACAATTGAAATTAGACACATGACTGCAAAAGAAGAAGATATTCTTACTTCTAGGAGTCTTCTCAAGAAAGGTCTAGCAATCAACAGAATGTTACAGAACATTATTGTTGATAATAGTGTTAATGTAGACACACTTCTTATTGGAGATAAAAACGCAATCATTATTGCAGCGCGTATTTCTGCTTATGGAGCGGATTATGAAACTCAGGTTACTTGCCCTGCTTGTATGAATAATTCTAAATATGGTTTTAATCTCGAAGAGCTTGGAGTTAAATACGCTGAAGACATCGAAGAGGGAATTAGGGAAGAAGGAAATAATTTTATTATCACTCTTCCCAAAACCAAAGTTCACGTTGAGGTTCGATTGTTAAACGGCCAAGATGAAAAGTTTCTTGCAGACGCTACATCAATGAAGCGTAAAAACAATTTACCAGATTCTTCTTTGACTGATCAGTTTAGAATTTTTATTGTTTCGTTGAATGGACACACAGAAAAACAAGCGATTAACGACTTTGTAAACAATATGCCGGCAAGCGATTCTCGATATTTGAGAACAGTTTACGAAAGTGTTGTTCCAAACGTTGATATGAGTCAGAAATTTTATTGTAACAGCTGCGACTATGAAGCAGCAATGGAGGTCCCGCTTTCAGCGGAGTTTTTTTGGCCTAGGCAATGACTATATGAAGAATGTTTATGAACAATTCTTCTTCTTAAAATATCACGGCGGCTGGAGTTTCACAGAAGCATACAATCTCCCGATTGGATTGAGAACATGGTTTACTGAACGATTGGTAAAACAGATCGAAGATGAAAACGAACAAATGAAAAAAGCAAACAAAAAGTAAAGACTAGTAAATCACTTGATTCACAAAATTAGGCTGGGAGTATTCCCGGCCTTTTTTTGTGTCATTCGACTAATTATAAAAGAACTGTATGTTCTGGAGGGAAGATTGTGGAAAACACCATACAAGAAGATAAGTTAGCTCCAATCGTTATTGACTTAACGCAGAAAAATAACATTGATGAAAGTTGGTTGAGAATGTTTGGAGAAAATATTAAAGGGATTCTCAAAGCAATGTTTGGGAATGTTTCATTTCCAGTTCAAGTAAAGGGCACTTCGTCTGATGTTCGATCTTTTACGCGTGCTTTGGGAGGAGAAAGGAACTATATCTCAGCTCTTGAGAAATATGGTTTAGACAACCCCAGAACTTTTCGTTCCAAGTCTGAATTGACAAAAGCGACTTCTCAGTTTGAAAGAGATACAGGAATCAAATGGCCTTTTAAATAAGGAATCTAAAGAATGCTAGCAGCCGTCCTTATAATTATAATTCTCGCGACACTTCTGGGTATACCTGCGTTTGCAAGCGCGCCGAAGACCCTGACCCCCGCCGAGAAGGCCGCCGCCGCCGACGCCCGCGCTGCTGCGGCTGCGCGCACCCAAGAAAAGGCCCTGGAACGTTTAAACGATCTAAAAGAAAAAGAAGTACGTCTTCAAAAGGATATAGGGGATCTTGTAGCGGCGACAGCAATTAAAACCAAAGCGATTGCTGATGAAGAACATCGACGCGCTCTTGCCGGCGAAAAACTACTTGCCAACCTAGATGATAGAGCAAGGGCGATTGCTAATGAAGTCGTTGAACAGGAAGCACTAGCTTCTGCCGCGAGAAAAATTGCCGATGAAGCATTAGCTATAGCTAAAGAAAAAGAAGCAGCGCTGGAGAAATTAGAAAAATTACAAAAAAAATTATCAGCACCTGACGGCGCCGGTCCCAGCGCTGAATTAGAGGCCGAAATTGATGCACTTAAAAACGTTGACAACCAGGCCCAGATAGTCGCCATGGGCGCCGACGGGTATGCAAGAGACGCAGAAAAACTTCACGCAAAAAAAGTTAAGCGCCAGCGTGCGTTTAACAGGGTTCAAGAACAGACAGCATCCAAAATAACGAAATTAACCGGTCTTGCCAGTGAATTCAGTGAGGGCTGGATCGGTCAGATGCAGCAAAACATTAAAGAAGCCGGCAGCTTTACAAATTATTTGGGAGATATTGCTTCTCAATTTGCTAAATCGTTTCATCCTGCCAATGTGTTTCAGGGGACATTATTAAAAGTTAAAGAATCAACAATAGCCATGGTTCTCGCTGCAGATTCTGCTTTTGCTTCTTTTAATCGAACAACCGGCGCCATGGGCACGATGGATGATGTCATGTTAGATGTTCGCACCAACACAGCAGGGTTGGGAGTTTCTTTTGCTGAAGCTGTGGAAGCAACACAAGAATTGTATGTCGGCATGCGCGACTTTGCCGGCATGAGTGAAGAAGCACAAACAGAACTGGCCGGATTTTCAGCTTCCATGGGTCGCTTGGGAGTTGCTTCGCAAACAACGGCCACGTTCATGAACCTTGCAACAAAATCATTGAATATGACCACCGCCGGCGCCATGACAGCACAAAGAGAACTAGTTGCCACGGCTGCAGCTTTGGGTCGACCGATCGAAGAGTTGGTGGCTGGGTTTAATGAAGCAATGCCACAACTGGCCAAGTTTGGCAATCAAGCAATTGATGTTTTCAAGGGTCTCGCCGCGGCCGCCAAAGTAACTGGTTTAGAAATTAGTCAACTGCTTGGTATTACTGGTCAGTTTGATACATTCCAAGGTGCTGCTGAAGCTGCTGGTCGCTTAAATGCCATATTGGGTGGGGATTTGTTAAACTCTGTGGATCTTCTGAATGCTTCTGATGATGAAAGAATTCGAATGTTGATCCAATCCATAGAACTTTCTGGTAGAAGTTGGGAAGCTATGGGAAGGTTTGAGCGTCAAGCTGTGGCCAGTGCTGCCGGCATTACAGATATGACAGCAGCAAATCAATTGTTTAGCCAAAGTTTGTCTGCTTATGATCAACAACAAGCCGCTGCTGAAGCCAGCGCAATGAGTCAAGAAGATATGGAAGAAAGGGCTCTGCTCAATGCTTCAGCACAAGAATCTTTGAAGATCATGTTCGAATCACTGGCAATTGTGATTGGCCCGATTGTCGATGGGTTTAATTTAATAATGAAGGGTCTTTTAAAAGTTAATGGTGTTTTAGGCAATATGCTTATACCGACTATGTTTGGTTTAATTGGTGTCTTCTATGCTTTCACCAAGATAGCAAAAATATCTTTATTTTTAAGTAAGCTGCAGGCTTTTGCGTTGGCGATCTGGAACCTACAAAATATTCAGCTGGTGTTGTCAACAACTAAATTAACATTCGCTCACGCGCGCTTGCAGATAGTCATGGCTAGAACTTTATTAGTTGCTGGTGTTCTAATTGCTGTTTTTATGGTGTTTAAAAAATTGGGCCCAGAACTCGCCGCAATAATTGCTACCCTAGCCGCTGCTTGGCTCTTATATGCCATGGCCCAAAAGATGGCACTGGGTAAAGCCATATTAATAGTTTCGATATTGTTGGCCATAGGCGCAGCAATCATGGCATCCATGCATTCGCCGCCCCTCTATATTGGTATTTTTATTCTTGCAGCTGGTATGTGGGCTCTTGCAGCTGCATCTAGTGGGGCCGGCCCACCAATGTTAATATTTGGTCTTGCCGCTCTTATGGTTGGTGCCGCCGTAGCTCTGATGGGTCTTGGAGTTTGGATAGCCGCCCAGGGCATTGCAGCGATGCTTGATAGCTTGGTATCAGTTGAACCGGCACAATTGTTTGCATTAGCTATAGCGTTGGTGGCCTTGGCTTTGGCTTTCGCAGCTATTGGTTTTATTATGATGCTGCCTTTTGTCAGCGTTGGTTTGGCTGTGTTCGCTGCCGGCCTCTATGCTATTGGTGCGGCTTTCAAAGATATGTCTTTGGAAAAAATTGCTGCATTTGAAAGATTCACAAGTCAAATGAAAGATATGGATAAAAACGTGGGCGTTAATTTGTGGATGGTCGGAGAAGGAATAGAAGAAATTGCCGGCTCAATAGACGATGTGCCTGTATTTAAAAGTCTTGCCCTGGCTCACACAATGGAAAAAATGGCAGAGGTCGCAACGATTGCCACACCAGCCGCAGTAGAATCAGCAAAGAAAATGACAGATGTAATCAAAGAAGTTGCTTCTATTAAAATAGGTTTTGCTAGTGTGTTAATGTGGGACAAAGCTATTGATAATTTGATAAGAGTCTTAAAGGGCGCCACCGCCCCAACTGCCGGCGCTGCAGCCGGCGGCGGTGGCACAACCGTAGTACTAGAATTAGACAGAAGACAATTGGGAAGAACGGTTGTTGATCTAGTTAATGAGAGATATAATTTAAATGCCTCATAATAGGAGAAAATAAAGATGCCTTTTTGGAACGACGGTTCAATACCCAGTGGTTTATCGAACAATGGCCAATATATTGAGTTTTTTCATTTGGTAAGTGGAACCAGTGTAGCGTTTCGTGCTTTCGTTACTCAATTTGAAGACAAGTTTAGTTCTGATTGGAACACAGAAGAAGCTTTTGGTCGAATGGATCCAATATCTACTTTTAAAAGAACAACTCGTAATATTAGTTTGGGATGGGAAATCATAGCTGAAGATTCAACTAGCGCTGCAAAAAATTTGGAGGATATTTCAAAGTTGATTCGAATGCTTTATCCTTCTTATAATACTGGCGGTGCCCGCGCCAGTGGTCCAGCCCGTCCCAGCACTACTCATATATCTGGTCCTCCATTGTTAAAGTTGAAGTTCATGAATTTGATAAGGGATGCAAAAGGTGGTGGAGGCGTGGGATCGAGTGTCAGTGATAGTGGGTTATTGGGATACGTTGATGGGTTTACACACGCTCCAATATTGGATGAAGGTTTTATAGAAACTAGTTCAAGCATATTTCCCAAAGCAATGCAAATGTCTTGTACTTTTACCGTTTTGCATACGCATGATATAGGATGGGATCAACATGGGGTTTGGTTAAGTGAGAGTGATTATCCGTATAAAAATACTATGACGGATGCACAACTGGGGACCTACATAAACCGCCAACTTCTGCCCCTCGTCGATATCGTCAGCGCAGACGACGGCACGCCGGCCGCCCAACGAGCGGCAGACGTGGCTTATAGCCAGTCGATGGATCTGTTGCTGCAGCTCCCGCCAAACGTGCAACAGGAAGTCTTTGCTGAAAGCGCAGAAATTCTTGGGGATGGATACTACTCGCCGGCGCAGGGATACGGGGGGGATTAAGACTACCAGTTGTGCTTGATAACACAAGGAAGAAATTTAAATGAGATATTCAATACGATCAGTTTTTACTAATACTTCTGAAACCTACAAAGAGGTTTTGGAGAAAAGAGATTTAAACAAAATAGAACAATACAGTACTCCTAGGCTAAAACACATTAACCCTGCTCAAATTCGCAAGTTAAGCAGAATTCCTCATGTTTGGAAGATTGGAGATCGATTTTATAAATTAGCACATGAACACTATGGTGATTCGAAATATTGGTGGGCAATAGCTTGGTACAATAAAAGACCAACCGAATCTCATGTTTTGTTGGGAGACATCATCTTCATTCCTCAACCTTTAGAAATGATGCTGAGATATTTAGGAATTTAATATGGCTCGGAGTTTTATAAGTGGAAACGACGCAAGATCTCGGGAACAGTGTTTTTTGTCTTCGTTTGTCGATCTTTTTGCAGAAGCTAACAAAGAAGCGGGAAGCGAGTGGAATCAACCTGATTCCGAAGAAGTGATGTTAAAGCGAATTCGCGAGGAATTCCGCCGTGTGCGGAATATCGAAATCGAGGATTTTAATCTTGCTAGCGGATCAAAAATGTATGAGAATTTTACTTGTGTCATGACATCGAATCCAAGTTCGTTGATTGGTCGGTTGGTTACAGATGAGGGATTGGCCGAGTTTTTTAATCTTCGACCAGATCAAATGTCGGCTGTAATGCCAAAAATTAGAATTTTTAAAATGGTATACCTTGAAGGTGAAGACGGTCCATCTAAAGATGTTGAATTTATTTTTGATGGATCTTATGATCCAGAGAATATTAAAGAGATGACGCAGAATCGCGCCGGCCGCGGCAGCGGTGTCGCATTAAAAAGTTTTGAGTGGGAATTATTGGGTACAAACACTGCAGAAGTTGATAACAATATTAAAGCAAATTTAAAATTATATTTTCAAAATTTCAAAGATTTGATTAGTGCTGAATCTTTGGAAACTTTTACTCTGTGTCAAAGAAATCAGAATCTAGATGCCGCGTTGCCTTATGATGAGGCAAACTATTTAGATTTAATTTTTCGTTCTCAAAAGTTTGGTGGCGAGACCGGCGATTTTAACGAGAGATACTATCGAATCAAAGTTGTTCTTGGGTGGACTGTTGATAAAAACATAATAGGCCCTGGTAAATTATTTACTGCTCGGTTGGCTGATAAAATTAATTCTGTTGGCACAACTTTGCTTTTGAGTTTGTTGAGTCATTCTATTGATTTTAGAGAAGACGGAACAATTGAATTAGATTTAGAATATCATGCTGCAGTTGAAAGTATGTTAACAGGGCCGGCCAGTAATTTGTTGCAAGCCGACACCGATGAATATTCCGGAGGCGTCCGCATACTGAACCCGGCCCACCCAGTCTTCAGAATACTCGTCGACGCCGGTCTCGACTCCACCGATATTCCCAGACTTAGCGCAAATGATTTGTTGGCTTTGTTGGATAGCGAATTGATAAATTTACAAAACGAACTACAAGCCGTTCGAATCGACGACGAAGACGCTGCAGCTGCAGGCGAATCGGGCCCCACGCCCGATATGTCAACAGAATCCGACTGTGAAGAAGACCCCGAACGCGTACGCGTAAGTGAAGAAACCGGTATTGGGGGTTGGTTCGGAATTGGGCTCGATATCGAACAATTAGTAGAAGCAGATCTAGTCGCGGTCAACAGCTTAAGAAATAGAATAGTGTCTGAGACATACTCCAGATTTCTTAGGGGATTGATTAATCTGAGAGGCGGCACCGGAATTTTTTATGTTGATGTACCGGACGCTATTTTCTCCGACGAGCCCGGCACCGTCCGCAGCGCATTTTCTAGGTACCAAAGAGGTTTAGATAATCAGACATTCCAGATTCAAAGAGGGCGCGGCGCAGCTGCCGGGTTCGAACGCACCGCTACCTATAACGCGGCCATGGCTGAGGCGTTAGCTGATGACGACGCCGGAGAGCCCGCCGGTTTCGAGACGCCGACAATTGGTGACGATCAAAAAAGAATTTATTATTTTTATTTGGGAGATTTGTTAGATGTTGCTTTAAATATTCTCAAAAGAGATGGCAATCCTCAAGAATTTGGAGATATTAATATGCTGCTTGGTACTATTTTTTTGCACTTGCCAAAGTTTCGGGCCGCACCCGAACGGCCATGGCGGTTCGGCGCCGAAGTCCGAGAGGCTGATCGAGAAGCCTTCGCCTTAGCAGCCCCAACAGCGTTGATGAATATGGCTGATTTACCAATATCTTTGAATTTATTTTTTCAGTTTTTTACTGACAGGGTTATTGCCAGAAATAGAACTGAGTGGACCTTTAGAACATTTTTACAAGAACTTTTTTCTTATTTGATATACCCATCCATGGGCACGGAATGTGCTGAACGTTCTAGAGTTGTTCGACCAAATATTGATATATTACACGTTAGTGCTTATGGAGATGAAAACAATGAAAATCGTGTTCGTCCTGGATCGGGCCCCGACGTCGACCGGGATGATCAGGGTCGGTGGGATAACCGAATGCCGAGAGTATTTGATCAAGACATCGTACCAATAGCGACTTATAACGGTCGTCTTTCTGATCGTAAACTGTTTCACTATCTCATTCTACAAGCGAACAATTTTAATTCTGCTGGTCGTAATGCTATGGATCCAGAATCCCCCACATGGGACGCACAAGAAGGAATATATTGGTTAAACATCGGAAACCCCCGGGGCATAGTAAAAAGTATCAAATTCAAAAAAGATGATCAACCTGGAATGCGCGAAGCAAGAATGGAAAGAGAGGGATCGATTGGATTGGGACAATTGCGAGATAAATATAATGCCGACATAACACTGTTTGGAAACGGCCTTTTTCAACCCGGCCAATTAATTTATCTTAATCCCACTGTTGTTGGACTACAATCTCCGGGCTTTGCAACACATTTGTCATCTGTCTTGGGAATAGGTGGATATCATCAAATTATTACTGTTGATAGTGCAATAAGTGATAATACTTATGAAACAATACTAAATACTTTGTGGGTTGGTGCCGGCGAGCCAGGTTGTTTTGATGACCAAGCGAATCCCTGCACCGATCGTTAGGGAACCATGATACATTAATATGGCAAGTCGAAATTCAATATTACAAATGCTTAAACGGCAGCAGATTCCATTAGGAACAAATGAATTAAAATCTAAAGATCTATATAAACAACGAAGTCTATATAAACTTTCACATAGTGAGAAAAAGAACACAATTGATTTCTGGTATAAACAAACTTTATATGGAAGAATTGATTCTCGGGGAAATTCTATATATCCCACAGAAACCAACTTTAAAGAATTTAGAGGTAGTGAAGGAGTTTATGCATTAAATTTTGTTGTTGATGCATATGATAATTTTATTGATACATTTACTTTGAAATATCGAAACGATCCTGAGTTTTTGAAAGAAAAATACCTTTCTCCTACAGAGCTTATACCAAAGAAAGGTTGGACCAGCGTTAATGTAATGTTTCACAACCAAGTTTCAAACACATATAAAGCGTTTGTTGATCAGTATCTTCGAAATAATTCAACTCGATCGGAACAAGTGGTGTCTTTTGGTGATTTTGTAGAAAAGTTTTTAGAATTTTTTGATCTGGTTGGTACCATGTCTCCAATGACTAGAACCGGCATTATATCCAACTTATGGTGTACGCCAAATATTTCTGGGCTTTGTGTTGAGTTTGCACTTGAAGATTATTCTGTTGATTTTAATAAGCACAACGATATTTTTAAAAGTAAGTTTTATTATGGTTATTTAGATGCAGCAGAAAAGAATGGTTTTTTTGTTGATAAAAATGCGCCATGGCGACTGGTTGCAGACTTGGATTCTCAATATATGCAACAGTATATGAGTAGATATGGAGCCTCACCAGACAATTTACATAGACAATATTATATTAAATCTTATTTATACGACATTCCAGCTTTGAGGATTTATTTTAGGCAGTTTTATAATTCTTTTATTTCTTCTCGGCCTACAATCAGGTTTCAAGATGATACAACGTTGAATCGATCTGTGTTAACTGATGCAGAATATGAAAGAAGATACAATACTGATTATTGGATCTGGTTGTATGCCAAAATTAGACAAAGTGAGGTGGTTGACAAGCTAAATAAGCTGGATTTTGACAGAGTTGTAGAAAGAGCAAAAAATATTCGGAAATACCTTGACATTCGCAGAGCAATAGTGTATATTAATAGTAAGTTTTTGGGACAACTGGTTCCAACTGTGTAAGAGGGTGAATGCAGCTTAATCTATATTGTCGGGGCAGGCAACCTACGGAATTTTGTCCGGAAGAACTGAAAAACAAATGGCAGAGCCTCTCTGATGAAATTTCTGCCCATCAGAGAGCATTCATAGAGGCAAAGCTGTCTCTAAATGAATTTTCTATTCAAGATATCCTTCCAGAGAAGTTATACATTAAATATCAAGAAGTAAAGGATCAAATTCAGGATCACGTTTTGAAAAACTGTGAAAAACCAAAGAATTATGATTTTTTATGTGATCTCGACAGACTTATCGGTGATATAAAACAGCAAGAGCTTCAAATTGACGCAACACGCGTAAAATTTACACCAAGCAATCGTGAGTTTTTGCAGAAGATTAGAAAAACCAGTCCAATTGTCAATTATAATATGTTCGGAACCAAAACAGGGAGACTCACGACCAAACCAGGCAGCTTTCCTATATTGACTTTGAACAAAGAATATCGTTCAATTATTCAGCCCCAAAAGGACTGCTTCTTGGAAATGGATTTCAATGCTTTTGAGCTTCGGGTTTTGCTGGCTCTAATGGGCCAGGAGCAGCCCTCAATGGACCTACACGAGTGGAACGTCGAGAATATATACCGAGGCCTAGGGACAAGAGAAGAGGCCAAGAAGAGAGTGTTTGCGTGGCTCTATAACCCCAACTCAGAAGACAAATTAACGAACCGTTATTATGATCGAGGCAAAATAAAGGAACGCTTTTATTCCAATGGCGAAGTCAAGACGATCTTCAACAGAAAGATAGAATCAGATGATTACCATGCCTTCAATTATATCGTACAGAGCACTGCCAGCGACCTGTTTATGCAACAAGCAGTCAAACTTCATAAGTTTCTTGAGAGATCAAATATAGCATTCTTAATACATGACAGTTTGGTCATTGATTTCGACAAACGAGATCTAAATCAAATAAACGAGATTCGCGAAAATTTTTCTCAGACAATTTTTGGAGATTTTCCGATCTTAGTGAAGATCGGCAAAAACTATGGAGAGATGAAAGAATGGAAACTATAATTGGTCTGGGATCTGCCGGCTGCAACATAGCAGACAGATTCGCAAAGCACCCTCAGTATAAAATCATAAAATTCGACGTCGACATCTATGGAGAGAATTGTTATTTTCTGCCTCGTTTTGAAACACCGGAAGAGTACGAGGACCATCTAAGCGACTATACAAACGTTTTCAATAAGATAGATACTGATATACTGTTTATCCTGGGAGGGTCAGGAAACGTCAGTGGAGGGGCTTTACGACTGCTTGAGCAACTCGGGTCTCATCAGGCTAATGTGCTGTATATTCAGCCGAATATCGCGCTTTTGGGAGAGAAAAAGAGGCAGCAAGAAAGACTGGTTTATTATGTATTGCAGGAATATGCTAGGTCTGGTCTGATTAAGCGATTGTATTTGGTTTCAAACCCTTGTCTTGAAGAAATTTTAGGTGGTGTCGCCGTCATGGGATACTATGATAAATTGAATGAACTGATTGTTTCCACTATTCATATGATTAATGTTTTCAATCATTCTGATTTTATTGTAGGAAATTTCTCTGAACCGCACGAAATAGCAAGAATATCGACCTTTGGAATTTCTTCTCTAAAAAACGAACAAAAAATGTTTTTTTTACTTGACAACGTGCGTGAAATGGTGTATTATTATGGTATCAATGATGAAAGGCTCAAGACAGATACGGCATTGTTCAAGATGATAACTGACAACATCGAAAATCACGATATCAAAACGTCATATGGTATATATTCGACCAAATATGATGAAGATTATGTGTATTGTGTTGCGCATTCCTCTTTGATCCAACTTCGAGAAACAGAAAAAAAGGCTTTACAATTGTGAAGAGAACTGTTATAATAGTGACTACCAATTAAGGAGGAATCAATGGCACTAGACCTAGAAAAAATGAAACAACGACAAGCTTCTCTACAGGGCAGAGGCGGGAATGGCAATGACTTTTGGAAACCCGAAGAGGGTGAACAAGTCATTCGTATTGTTCCCATGGAAGACGGTGATCCTTTTAAGGATTACTGGTTTCACTATGGCGTGGGAGAGGCTCGGGGATTTCTCTGTCCGAAGCGTAACTTTGGGGATGAATGCCCTGTTTGTTCTTTTGCTTCACAACTGTGGAATTCTCATACCAACGGAGACGCAGATGCCGGCGAAGAAGCCAAAAAGCTTTTCGCAAAGCAACGATTCTTCTCACCTGTAATTATCCGTGAACAACATGATACCCCGAAGGTTTGGGGTTATAGCAAAACTGTGTATGAACAGTTGCTCAACCTGGTGTTTGATCCAGATTATGGTGATATCACTGATGTTATGGAAGGAAACGACATTCGACTTATTTATAGCAAGCCTGCTGGTCGTCGATTCCCCATGACAGAAATTCGAGTCCGTCCGCATAAGACAGCACTCTTCGATGATAAAGACCAGATCAAGGCTGCAATTGATAACATTCCAGACTTTGGTGCGCTTTTTGAGCGCAAGTCTTCTGCGGAAGTTCAGGAAACTCTCGACCAATTCCTCATTGTCGACAATCCTGCTAATTCTGCTGCAGATTCGAATTCTGGAGATTCTTCAATCGAAAGTTCATTCAACGAACTGCTTAACGCTTAACACACTTGTAGGAGGATCCAATGGCCAAACGAAAGAGCACCAAAGTTGGCAAACTATCGATAGAAGATCTACGCTCGATCATCAACAAAAAGGCAGGTATGGAAGTAGCCCACGATCTCAAGGATGAAGATTGTCCCACCTTAGTTAAGGAATGGATTCCTACCGGCTCAAGATGGCTTGATAGTATCATAGCCAAAGGCCGGCTCGCCGGCATACCTGTCGGAAAGATCACGGAGATCGCTGGTTTAGAGTCAACTGGTAAATCGTACATGGCTGTACAAATTGCTAGCAATGCTCAAAAAATGGGTATTGATGTTGTCTACTTTGATTCAGAGTCAGCCATGGATCCTACCTTCATCGAGGCAGCAGGGTGTGATTTGTCAAAACTGTTATATATTCAGGCAACTAGTGTGGAATTTGTTTTAGAGACAATTGAAACACTGCTTGAATCCAATGAAAACAAAATGTTGTTTATTTGGGACAGCTTGGCAAACACCCCTGCTATCTCGGATCTTGAAGGAGATTTCAATCCTCAATCAAGCGTAGCGTTGAAAGCAAGAATCTTGGCAAAGGGAATGTCGAAACTGACAGTCCCGATTGCAAACTCAAGATCAGCGCTTTTGATCTTGAACCAGTTGAAGACCAACATTCCGACTGGTATCAATGCTCATGTTGTGGCGATGACGACACCTTATGTAACTCCTGGCGGAAAAGCAGTAGCATATGCATATTCCCTGCGTATCTGGCTCACAGGCAGAAAGGCAAAATCATCTTTTGTAACTGATGATAACGGATTCCGTGTTGGTTCGGAAGTCAAAGCAAAACTTGAGAAGTCAAGGTTTGGCTCACAGGGGCGTACATGTAACTTCAAAATTTTGTGGGGTGGTACCGACGTTGGCATTATGGATGATGAAAGTTTACTTGATGCAATCAAAAACTCTGATCGAGTGACGACTGCTGGTTCTTGGTATACTCTGGAATATGATAATGGTGAGGCTGTAAAGTTTCAACCTAGCAGATGGCCAGAGAAGATTATTGAACCGGAATTCAAGAAACAAGTTCTTCAAATTATTGATGAAGAGATTATTCATAAGTTCGACAAAAGAGAGGGTGATGCTTCTCAATTTTATGACAGTGAATAATTAATAAATAACTATTGACTTATAGGCCCTCATCTGGTATACTAGATGAGGGCTTTTTTATCAAAGGTAAACATGAAAAGAGTATTAATCATTGACTATCTCAATTTGTTTTTGAGAAACTATATTGTCGATCCCTCTCTTTCTTCCAATGGTCAACCCATTGGAGGTTTAAAGGGAAGCATCAAGTCATTACAAAAGTTGGTTCGAGAATCCAGACCACATGAAATTGTTATTTGTTGGGATGGAATCGGAGGATCCAAGAAAAGAAAAACATTAAAAAAAGACTACAAGGCCGGCCGAAAACCTATTCGGCTTAATCGAAGTATTCGCAATCTTTCAGAGAACGAAGAACTTCAAAACAAGATTTGGCAATTGACCAGAGTTTCAGAATTCTTCAATCAGATGCCTGTGATTCAATTGATGATCGACAATGTAGAAGCAGACGATATTATTGGATACTTGTGTATGTCGAATGTTTATTCGGGTCTTCAGAAAGTGATAGTGTCCAGTGATAAGGACTTCTTTCAGCTTCTCAGTGAAGACACCGTGTTACATCGACCAATTCAGAAAGAAACTTTAAACAAGAACAATATTGTCGAGAAGTTTGGCATTCATCCAAACAATTTTACCTTGGCCAGAGCGATGGTCGGAGATCGCAGTGACAATATTTCTGGTATTCCAACAATTGGTTTGCCAACAGTAGCAAAACGGTTTCCGTTTTTGAAAGAAGAAAAATCATATCTGATTGATGATCTGATAAAGTACTGCAAGCAACAAGAAGCCAAACTAAAGGTTTACGATCGCGTGTTAGACAATATAGATCTTTTGGAGGAAAATTATAAGCTGATGCAGTTATATACATCAACGATTTCTCCTCAAAGCAGACGATATGTCAAAGAGACAGTTGGAGGATTCATTCCAGAGTTCAACAAAACAGAATTCCTGAGAATGTCCACGAAAGACGGGTTCGGAGAGTATAACTTTGAAAATCTTTTTCAAAACTTCAACAGGATCATAAGTGACCACGGAGAATAAAACCACATTTAAAAATTTTGGTATTACCTTTCAACAAAAGTTGGTCCAGATAATTTTGGAAGATCGATCATTTGCTGATCGAATTGAAGAGGTTTTGGATGAAACATATTTTGATGTGCAATATCTTCGTTTGATTGTTGAAGAGATTTTTAAATATAAAG